CAGGAACAAGGGTTACATCTATAGCTACAACAGCACCTATATTGGGTGGAACTATAACAAGTACAGGAACTCTTAGCTTACGATCACCAGTTAGTGGTAATTGGCATAATGGAGGTGCACCTGTAGTTGGTGGTGATGGACTTATGGAAATAGGTAGATATATTGATTTCCATACAAGTAACACTTCTACTTCAGATTTTGATGTAAGACTTAATGCTACATCTGGACTTTTAACTGTATCTGGAAGTGTTAGTTCTACAGGAAACATTCAAGCAGTAGGTAATCTTACTGGGGCAGATGTTTACATAAATGATCAAATAATAAAACTAGGAGATACCAATACATATTTACAATTTAATGCTGCTGATACGTGGAGAGTTGTAACAGGAGGTACTCAAAGATTTCAAGTAAGTAATAGCTTAGTAAAAGTTAATAATGTTTTTGAAGTTGCAGATACCAATGGTGATAAATCTCTTACTATTAATCCTTTTGATGGTAGTTTTTCAATTGGAGATTTAGATGCAATTACTGGAGAAGCTCAAATTGTTAGTGATAACAGTAATATCTTTTTTAATACAGGTGGAAACACTAGAATGAGGATTAAAAACAATGGTGGCATTGGTATGGGTACAGATCCAAGTACAGGAGTTAAACTTCAAGTACAAGGTGTTATATTAGGAAGACAGAGTAATGGTGTTGCAGATTTTTATTTAGGTAATTATGGATTTAATAGATTTATAAGATTTCACGTAAATAATATAGACACTTATTTCGATATGAATTGTGGTGATATTTTCTGGAGACAAGGAAGTAGCAACAGATTTAGAATGTCTATGAGTACTGGATCTTTTATAGCTTCTGGAGCTATTACTGCATTTGGTTCTCCTTCTGATGAAAGATTAAAAGAAAATATTAAACCTATTGAATCAGCTTTAGATAAAGCTATGAAACTTCAAGGGGTAACTTTTAATTGGAAAGAACAAGATGAAGCAAATATTAAAGAAGATATAGGATTTATAGCTCAGGATGTTAAGAAAGTTTTACCAGAACTTGTAAGAGAAGAAGCTGATGGTATGTTGTCAATGAGACATCAAGGAATCACTCCAATACTTCTTGAAGCTATTAAAGAATTAAAAGCTGAAATTGAAGAATTAAAAAAAATAATAAATAAATAAAATTATGGCAATTACTTACAAATGGTACATAGATCAAATGTCAGCTCACGTTGAATCTGAAGGTCAAAACAATGTAATATACACGGTACAATGGAATTATACTGGATCTGAAGAAGTTAATGGCAAAACATATCAAAGCATTCATATAGGATCAGAAAACTATACTTACGTAGCTGGTACTACTTTTATACCTTACGAAAATACTGAAGCTTTTGAAGCTGTAGTAATTGGATGGCTAGAAGGATCATTAGATGTTCCTGCAATGCAAGCAAATATAGAAGCAGCTATAAAATTAGAAATTGAACCAGTAGATGAAAGTTTGTATTTCACTTGGCAAAATTAAAATAATATTACTATCTTTGATTTTAAATTTAATCTAAAATAATACATTATGGAAGTTAACAAATTATCAGCAGAAGAATTAAAAAACTTACAAGAACTTAATCAAAGTTTTACTGCAAAAAAAATGAACATCGCAGATACTGTTTATCAACAACAATCACTTGTTAAAGAGTTAGATGAAATTAAAGACCGTTTTTCTGTAGTTGAAAAAGCTTTAGGAGAAAAATACGGTAAAGATGCTATAGTCGATTTGTCTAATGGAGATGTTAAATATCCTGAAGATGTAGTATCAACAGAAGAAGATACTAATACAGAAACAGAGTAATAATGGCAAAAATTAGCAACACAGCATCGTATCCAATAATAGTTCCAACAGGAGGTGATTATTTTTTATTAACTGATGCTGATAATTCTAATACAACAAAAAATTGTACAATAGATAATTTATCTAATTATCTAGCTTTAAATACAATTAATATTTCTGTTAGAGTTTCAGCTGCTAATTTAAAAGTTATAGGTAGTGTTCCTTATCAAATATTACCAGCTCCAGGAGTTGGTTTTACGTATAAGATTATTCAAGCAACTGCATTTTTAGATTTCAAAACAACAGCTCACAATTTTAGTAGTCAAGCTAACATTGAAATGGATAATGGAGGAGCAGCTTATTCTGCTGCAGTTTTCCCTTTTTCAGTTTTAAATGCAACAGCAGATACAGTTTATACATCTATTATTTCTGCAGGAATATTACCTACAAACACAGCCTTATCTTTAAATGGTGCAAATTCAACAGCAGGAGATAGTCCATTTATTATTAATATTACATATCATAAATTTAAATTAGATTCTACTTTTTAAATAAATGGATATTAGAAAAATATCAATTGGAGCAGATTATAAGTCTAGTGCTATGCATTATATAGCTGGACAAGAAGTTCTTGGAGGTAATTACAATATACATTTAATACAAAAAGACATTAGCTTAGATTCATATAAAATATGGATTGAAAAAGATAATGAAATAATTTTATGGAAAGAATTTAATTCTAATATTCCTGTATCAATCGAATATAATATAAATTTCTAATGAAATCACCTTTCAGTTTCATTGTAGAACCATACAATGGAAGAAGGTATGATAATATTAAAAAAATTGGAGATGTTAATTTAATTATAAGCTCCTCCAAAGAAGATCATACTGTTTCCAATAGGTTTGCAAAAGTAATAAGTACTCCAATTAACTACGAAGGAGAAATAATACCAGGAGATATCCTTTTGGTTCATCACAATGTTTTTAAGTTTTATAATGATATGAAGGGTGTTGAAAAAAGCGGTAAAAGTTTTTTTAAAGACAATTTATTTTTTATAGACTATGATCAATTTTTTATGTACAAGCATAAAGATAAATGGAATTGTCATTCTAAATATGTTATGATAAAACCATCTTTAAAAATAGAATCTGATATTAAAACTTCAAATGTAGAAGAACCATTAATAGGAGTTATAAAATATATTAATGACGAGTTAAAGAGTAAAGGATTAAAAGAAGGTGATAAAATTTCTTATGAACCATCAAGTGAATATCCTTTTATGGTAGAAGGTGAAAAACTTTATAGAATGTTTACTAGTAATATTAAACTATTATTATAATGGATGTTAAGAATATTAAATTACAAATTATAAAAGCTGGTGAAAAAGCTGTTATGCAATTAATTAAAGTTGCCGAAGAACATATTATTAAATACGGAGAAGACGATGAATTGGCTGCTGATAAATTAAAGAATGCTGCTGCCACAAAAAAGTTAGCTATATTTGATGCATTTGAAATTCTAAAAAGAATTGAAGATGAAAATAAATTGTTAAATGATGGTGACGTTATAACTAAATCTAATACTACTCAAGGATTTGCTGAAAGAAGATCAAAATAATTTATATAGGAAATTAAATAATTATATTCCGACTAGCGATTTTGTCAATAAGAACAAAGCTAAAAGTTGGGAGTATGGTTTTAATGAAAAATATAAAGTAATTGTTATATCTAAATCAGGACAAATTGGAGATGTTATATCAATCAATGGATTAGAAATAGCTCTACCTATACAAAGCAAAAATATACATAAAAAATCTTTAGAAAAAAAAGAACAATACTGGGAATCTTTTACTATTCCTGCAGCATTAAAAAAAATACCTACTATATTTCAATGGCATCAAACGTCTATAAACTTTAAAGATCAATGGGTAGATTACATTGAGCAAGAGTTTGACAGACGTGAAGAAGGTTTTTGGTTTATGAATAATGGAGTTCCTACTTATATTACTGGATCTCATTATATGTATTTACAATGGACAAAAATTGATATTGGTCTTCCAGATTTTAGAGAAGCTAATAGAATTTTTTATATATACTGGGAAGCTTGTAAAGCAGATAAAAGAAGTTTTGGAATTTGTTATTTAAAAATTAGACGTTCTGGATTTTCTTATATGGGAAGTGAAGAATGTGCTAACATAGCAACAATTTCTAAAGATTCAAGAATAGGTATTTTATCTAAAACTGGAGCAGATGCTAAAAAAATGTTTACAGATAAAGTAGTTCCTATTTCTAATAATTATCCTTTCTTTTTTAAACCTGTGCAAGATGGTATGGATAAACCTAAAACTGAATTAGCTTTTAGAGTTCCAGCTTCAAAGATTACAAAAAGAAATATGTATGAAGAAGATGATGTACAAGTTGAAGGATTAGATACTACAATTGACTGGAAAAATACAGGTGATAATTCTTATGATGGAGAAAAGTTAAAATTATTAGTTCACGATGAAAGTGGGAAATGGGAAAAACCTAGTAATATTTTAAATAACTGGAGGGTAACAAAAACTTGTTTACGATTAGGTAGTAAAGTTATTGGAAAATGTATGATGGGATCTACATCTAATTCATTAGATAAAGGAGGTAGTAATTTTAAAAAGTTATTTTATGATTCTTCTATACAACAAAGAAACGCTAACGGTCAAACTAAAAGTGGTTTATATAATCTTTTTATTCCTATGGAATATAATATGGAAGGTTTTATTGATGTTTATGGTATGCCTATTATTCAAGATGTAAAAAAAGAATTATTTGGAATTGATGGAGAAAAAATAACTACATCTGCAATTCAATATTGGCAAAACGAAGTAGACTCTTTAAAAAATGATCCAGATGCGTTAAATGAATTTTACAGACAGTTTCCTAGAACTGAATCTCACGCATTTAGAGATGAAAGCAAACAATCTCTTTTTAATCTTACAAAAATATATCAGCAAATTGATTACAATGATTCTTTAATAAAAGATAGATTTTTAACTAAAGGTAATTTTAGTTGGAAGAATGGTGTAAAAGATAGTGAAGTTTTATGGAGTCCTGATATTAGAGGTAGGTTTGTTATTTCTTGGACACCTAAAAAAGACTTACAAAACAAAAGCTATGTACAAAACGGAAAAAAGAAACCTGGTAATGAACATATAGGAGCATTTGGTTGCGATAGTTATGACATATCTGGTACTGTAGGGGGTGGAGGATCAAACGGTGCGTTACACGGTGTTACAAGGTTCAATATGGATGATGCCCCAAGTAATGAATTTTTTTTAGAATATGTTGCTAGACCACAAACTGCAGAAATATTTTTTGAAGAAGTATTAATGGCTTGTGTTTTTTATGGAATGCCTATATTAGTAGAAAATAATAAACCAAGATTATTGTATCATTTTAAAAATAGAGGATATAGAGGGTATAGTATTAATAGACCTGACAAGTCTTATAATAAATTATCAAAAACTGAAAAAGAATTAGGTGGTATTCCTAATTCAAGTGAAGATGTTAAACAAACACACGCAGCATCTATAGAATCATATATAGAAAAATATGTAGGATTAGATTTTTCTGGAGATTATAGAGATCCAGATTCAATAGGCAGTATGTATTTTAGTAGGACTTTAGAAGATTGGGCAAGATTTGATATTAACAATAGAACTAAGTTTGATGCAACAATTAGTTCAGGGTTAGCGTTAATGGCAATTCAAAAACATCTTTATGAAACAGTTAAAAAAGAATCAAAAATAAAGTTTAACTTTGCAAGATATGACAATAAGGGAAGTTACAGCAAAATTATAAGGTAAATGCAAGATGTAAAAATAGACATTAACCCAACTGGGTTTCCAAGTCAATTTGTTTCTGATTCTGTTAAGAAATCAAATGAATTTGGATTACAGATTGGTCAAGCCATACAATACGAATGGTTTAGAAAAGATGGTAATACAAATAGATTTTATAATCAATGGGGAGAATTTCATAGATTACGACTTTATGCTAGAGGAGAACAATCAGTTGCTAAATATAAAAATGAATTAGCAATAGATGGCGATTTAAGTTATTTGAATTTAGATTGGACACCAGTTCCTATTATACCAAAATTTGTTGACATAGTTGTTAATGGAATGTCTGACAGGGTATTTCAAGTAAAAGCATATGCACAAGATGCAATGTCAATGGATAGAAGAAACAACTATCAACGTATGCTTGGTGCAGATATGGCATCAAAAGATTTAATAACTCAAGTAAATAAAGATTTTGACGTAGATGCATTTGCATCTGATGTTGAAGACTTACCTGCAGATAGTGAAGAACTTGCATTACATATGCAAATGAAATATAAACCTTCAATTGAAATTGCTGAAGAAGAAGCAATTAATACTGTTTTTGAAGAAAATAAATATCACGAAATAAAAAAACAATTAGATTACGATCAAACTGTTTTAGGTATTTCTGTAGCTAGACATTCATTTTTGCCTGGTGATGGAATTAAAATAAATTATGTAGATCCAGCTAACTTAGTTTATAGTTATACTGAAGATCCTCATTTTAATGATTGTTTTTATTGGGGTGAAATTAAAACTTTACCTATTATAGAATTATTAAAAATTGATCCTTCATTAACTAAAGAAGATATGGAGGAAATATCTCAGTATAGCCAAAGTTGGTATGATTATAATAATACTGCACAATTTTATAATAACAGTTTGTTTAGCAGGGATAGTGCTACAATTTTGTTTTTTAATTATAAAACAACTAATACATTTACATATAAAAAGAAAAAAAATAATGTTGGTGCTGAAAAAGTTATAGAAAAAACAGATGAATTTAATCCATCAGATGAAATGATGGAAGAAGGAAACTTTGAAAAAGTATCTAAAACTATTGATGTTTGGTATGAAGGAGTTATGGTTATGGGAACTAGCATAATTCTTAAATGGCAAATGGCTGAGAATATGGCTAGACCACAATCGGCAAGTCAGAATGTTTATCCAGAATTTATAGCTTGTGCTCCTAGAATGTATAAAGGAGTTTTAGAATCTTTAGTAAGACGAATGATTACGTTTGCAGATTTAATTCAAATTACACATTTAAAATTACAACAAGTTTTATCTAAAGTTGTTCCTGATGGTGTATTTATTGATGCAGATGGATTAGCAGAAGTTGATTTAGGTAATGGTGCTGCATATAATCCTGAAGATGCATTAAGAATGTATTTTCAAACAGGTAGTGTTATTGGTAGAAGTTATACTCAGGATGGAGATTTTAATCAAGCAAAAGTTCCTATTCAACAATTAACAGCAAGTTCAGGTCAGTCTAAAATTCAAAGTTTAATTGGTACATACAATCATTATTTAAGTATGTTAAGAGATGTAACTGGATTAAACGAAGCAAGAGACGGATCTTTACCTAATGAAAATGCATTAGTTGGATTACAAAAAATGGCTGCATTAAGTAGTAATACTGCTACTCGTCATATATTACAAGCTGGTTTAAGTATAACTCAAAACTTAGCTACAGCATTATCTTCACGAATTGCTGATGTTTTAGAGTATTCAGAATTTAAAGATGAATTTGTAAATCAAATTGGTAAATACAATGTTTCTGTACTTAATGAAATTACAGATTTATATTTAAGTGATTT